AGAGGTTGGAGAAAATTAAAGCAAATATTATTCATAGATATTGGCGAAAATGCTCATGGGACTCAACTTATAAATTAGGTTATAAATTAGTTCTAAAAAGAGCGCTTAAAGATTAGATAAATTATTAGAATTCATAATGATTCTAAATTAAAAGGTATACTTAAAAAAAAGACCATTTACATGAAGTTAATGGAATTGAACTTAAACATTTTAATATGAATGAAATTACTAAAATATTTAAAGCTGGGAATAATAACGAACGTATATTGACAATAATGAGACCTAAAATTTTTTTTTAAATTTACCTAAATTAATAAAACCAATATATTATTCAAAACTTAAAACTAAGAGAAATAGTATATACATGTCTTTAGAAAAAAAGAATTGTGATGTTTTCGACTACTTACTTAGCAGAAATATTAATGATTATGAAAAAAATTACATTAATGCTTTGGAAAAAATGGAAATAATTATAAATGATATTGTAGATAAAAAATACAAAGTTTCATTATTAGAAAAGGATACTTTTTTAAATATTGATAATCAGTGGATTAATAGTAAGTATAATACTTTACTTAAATTACAACTAAATACAGATTTAATTACAGAAGATATTATTAATTTAATGAATAAATATCAAAAATAAAATCTCATATAGTACATATAAGTGTGATGATGTTAAACCGTAATGGTCTAAACTATACCCCCAATTCAAGTATGCCAATACCTATTCCCGTATCAAAAAAGTTAGAAGATGATACCCTTGTAAAATATGATGAATATGATAACTCTATACCAAAATATGGTTCTGCTGAAACCACAGTTCCATCAATTCTTACTCAAAAAAATAATTCACTTTACAACCAATGTTCTGAATCCTCTGATTTTCCAAATCAACCTTTTGGAAAATCACCTCCTGATAAGAAATATATGACAACTGTATATCTAAATATGGTTGCTAATAATAATTTAAGAAGAAGTTTTGTAGAAAATTAATCATCATTTTCAATGTTATGAATATTAAAAAATCTTTTTGTTAATTTTTTGCCTGTATCTTGGTCATAACCAAGACTTACAACATAAGGAGTAAGCTTATAACCATTACATTTTAAAACTTGACGAACCATATTAATACCTGGGAATTTTTGGTGTGTTTCATTATTCTTGTGCAGTGAAGTTAATTTACCACTTTTATACCCAGAACTTCTTATCAGAGGTTTTAGAACCATTAACTCTTGAACAACTTGTGATTCAAGTAGAACATCTCGTGGAAATTGTCTTCCTTGAACTTCTTCAATAGTCTCACAATTAATTCCAATAATATTTAGCATCTTCTTAAGAATATCCTCCTTTTTTATATCCAAATTAATAACTTTAGTATCAGCTTGACTGTTATTTACGATATTATCACTAACACTTTCGATATTCATAATAATTATATATAGAACAATTGTTTTATATATTTTTAATAAATTTGAATTTAATTAATAAAAACATATTTGATTAATTCTTTTAGATGCCTAAGAAAAAAAAACTGTATTTCATGAACAATATAGAAAAATTTGTAGATAATGTTAGAAAAAATTTAGCAGATACAAATACTATTTTAAGAAAAGATATAGTTATTCGTTTTTTAGAAGGTGAAAGAAGATGTATGGCAAGAATTTGGAGAGATGAAAAAGATTTAGATCCTGATATAAATCATAGATGTAAATCAAAATGCCGGGGTTTAGAAACTGATTTATGTGAAAAACATGAACTAATGGAGAAAAAAAATAGTTGGTGTTTACGAGTTATAGAAAGGCCTCCTCCTAATTTAACAAATATATACGCTAAAAGAATTCAAAAAGTAGGCATTGAAAAAGATAAAGATCTGGAATTTTATGAAAACATTATTAGGAATAGTTTAAAATTAGATGATCATGATGAATTAAAATCTAATAAAAAGTTTATTAGAGAATTAAGGATAGAAAAAAATAAAAAACCTCAAACCTTTAAGATTAAAATAAAGATTAAAAAAAATAGTGTAGAACTTAAAGATAAAAAAATAAATAAGTATAATTCAAATAATATGGAATTAGAACGAGATAATAAAATAGTCAATAATTTTGAATATGATTCTTTTAAAGATTTTAAAGAAGATTGTGACATGTTCTATGATATTAATTACTTGGATGTTATAGATGAATTAACAAAATTAGCAATTGAAACATCAGTTTTAAATAGTAGTGAATTAAATAATGATAAAATTAAGACTATTTTAAAAGACCTTGGAGTAAGTGTATTTACGGAAAGCTTTTTAAAAAAGACAATATGTGTATTTTATGATATTCGTAGTAGTAGTAATTGTTCAGTAGTATCTAATTCTAAACAAATAATTGAAAAATCTATCGAACAATCAAATATAAATATCTACGATATGGAGTCTGTTCGGTTAATAGATGATTTTCATAATGCATATGATCTCTATTATAGTAATACTGATTCTGTAATCAGTCACATTTATAACCAGAATTCAAAATCGATAGGAAATATTAGAAAATGGATTGATGACGAAGGAGAGGTTCCTGAAGATTTTAAAACAGCTGATAATGTAGTTCTTGATCCATTGAATAAATTACCTGTCTTTGAAATAGAAATAAGTATTAAAGGTTCTGGGTTCGAATCTATTAAACCAGGAATTTATAGAGAATTTGAATATGATGAAGACTCAGAAGTTTTTAGAACTACTGGAGTTATTATTAGGAGTTAATATATTGATATACACAATTTTGTCCCTTTATTTTATTTTTATTCCATTCTTTTGAGGCTAAATCGAAATTATATGATTTTTCGAATTCACTTGTAACACTTCTAGTGTAATATTTTATTTTTTGAGGATTAGTAGTGCTTTTAGGCATTATGTAATATAGTTAAATACTTTTTATGTGTATAATATATACTATGGATTCAATAATTGAAACCTTTAATACACAACTGTTTGAAACATATACAGAAATGTTTCCTGACATTGAACCTTCAATAATTAATGATTTAATAAATAACCATAATGACCCAGATTGTATAGAGGGATATTTAATTGAACTAAATAATTCTATACATAAAACAGACAAAGAGCGAAAAGTTGAGCTAGAATCAAATTTAGGACTTGAAATAGTAAGCGAATTAAAGTTTTCTTCTGTGGGCACATCACATGATGTAAATTTGGTAGAAACTAAAACTCCTAAACAATCATCTCCATGGAATATAATTAAAAAAATAGTAACCAGAAGGTCTAATTCTAATTCTAATAATGAAATAAAATTTCAAAAATTTGATTAACCGAAATTCTATATCATAATAAATGTATGATATTGAGATTCTATGAATTGGGAATTGAGACACGTCGGTGGTAGTTTAGAAACAAGATTAAAAAATGCGGAAAGACATGGTATTACAGTTGGAGATGAAATTAATAATATTAGAAGTCTTGATAGGTCCGCAAAAATGCTTTTTAATAGTCTAAAACATTTTATAAATAAAGTATCTTCTTTGCCGGAGGTTAAAGATTCTAAAATAACAAAAAAGATAACACTAAAGGTAAAGGTTTTAAATTCTGTTACATTTAACACTAATAAGTGTATTGCTTGGATCAAAAAGGCAAACACAAATTGCTTCGGACAATGTGGAAAAAAGTGTAAAGAAGATAAGTTCTGTGGATTTCATTGTCTTAGTAAGCAACATTTAAAACCTGTATCAACAATTTATGATCACATTGATCTACATATATTATATCAAAATAAAAGTGTATTGAAAATAATTTCTAAAGAATCCAATAGCTATTCATCAAAAGACCTTTCTAATACATATAAAATAAATTGGAGGAAAATAGATGTATTTATTAATCCAACTACTCTCGAAATGTATCATAAATTTACAGATAGAATAAAATTGATAGGCTTGACAAGCTATGATGAAGATGAGTTATATGCAAAATACTTAGAATTGTTAGACAATTAATTTTCAAAAATTTGATTACTTTGATTTTTTTTACAAGAGATTAAAATTTGATTTTCCTATGGAAACAATCCAAATGCTTCTTGGACTTTACTTGTCCAATATTAAAGGCTTCCCATTAAAAAGATTTATAATCAACATGAACGTAGACGGCGTAAATAAGAAAATCTCTATACTTGAACACAACCTTGATGCTTCTCTTAAAAGCTGGAGTAATGAAAAAATATGTCAAACTTTACAGTTTTTAGATGATTATTATTACAATGGGGAATCTCTTGTGAGTGATGCGACATATGATAAAATTATAGACTACTATAAAGATGTTAGAGGTCAAGAATATAAGAAGATAGGAGCACCTATCAAAGGAGAAAAGGTTAAACTCCCTATTCATATGGGTTCGATGGATAAAGTAAAACCTGACAGTTCTGACCTTAAAAACTTCTTTACTAAGTTTACAAACAACAAATGTATTATGGACAAATTAGATGGCACTTCTCTTCTTCTTGACCTTAGAATTCAAGGAAGGCCTAAGGCTTACACGAGGGGGAACGGCACTTATGGACAAGACATATCTCATAAAATAAATCATATTATGGGAACAAACTGTCTAAGCTCTTGGAAACACGGAGGATTTGTTCGCGGAGAGCTTATTGTCCCTAAGTCACACTGGGCAACAATTTCCAGTAAAGGAAAAAATGCGCGCAACTATGTATCTGGAATTGTAAATCAAAAGCGTGTTATTCCAGAAGAACTTAAAAACATTACATTTGTAGCGTATGAATGGTGTGTCTGTCTTGAAACTGGTTCTAAAGAAAACTTGTCTATTTCCGCGCAACTTGATAATCTCAAAACCGGTGGATTTAATACAGTTAAATATCAAACTTTCAAAGAAGTTAGCGAGCAGGATTTGCCTTTAATTCTTACTAACTACAGAGAAACGTCCAATTATGAAATTGATGGAATCATCGTTCAAGATGACATTTATCATGCAAGGAATACAACTAAAAATCCTAAATATGCGAAAGCTTTTAAGATGGATAACATGTGTGAATCTAAAGTTACAACTATAAAAGAAATTAATTGGGAAGCATCGCAAGACGGAAGTCTTAGACCAACTGCTATCTTTGATTCGGTGGAGCTTTCAGGAGTAACTATCTCAAGAGCCAGTGCTTATAACGCAGGATATGTCCGTGATAACAATCTTGGAAAAGGTGCTAAGGTAAAAATCATTCGCAGTGGCGAAGTAATTCCTAAAATTATTGAGGTGCTTTCTTGTAATACACCAGATTATCCCGAAACTGAATATGTGTGGGACTCGAACCAGACGCATATTTATTTGAAAGATAAAGACAATAATAAGACTGTTAGGATTAAACAGAT